CGTAGATTTATCATTAGTCCACAGATTTTTAACTTGATCAAATCAGCATTACTTGATCCAGAGTTAGAAAACTTGCCAACAGACTATCAAGGTGGTTTAGACTTTACAGTCACTAAAACATCAAAAGGTGGTTATGCTGACTATAGCACTAGTAAATGGTCACGCAAAGAATCTGCTCTGACAGCAGAAGAAGCTGCGGCAATTGAAACTCATGGCTTATACAACTTGAAAGATTTCTTACCTAAGAAACCAAGCGAAGTTGAATTAAAAGTCATGAAAGAAATGTTTGAAGCTTCAGTAGATGGTCAAGCATATGACGCAGAACGTTGGGGTAATTATTACAAACCAAGAGGCGTAACAATCGTTACTGCTGAATCAGCTACACCTGTAGCACAAACAGCAACACCAGCAGTGGCAGATGAAGAATTTGAAACTGCACCAGCAGTGGTCGCAGAGGCTGCACCAGCGGCTCCTACAGCACCAGTTGCGACACCTCCAGCAGGTGGAACAGCTAGAGCTGAAGACATCCTTGCGATGATCCGTAACCGTCAAAAGACTAGCTAAGTAGTATAATCTAGATGTTGAGTAGATTAGATGATATAATCTATCCAAACCGTTGTGAAGTTATAGAAATAGAAGCTTCACAACGGTACATCTACCCCATTTTTAAAAATGGCAGTAGTTCTTTAATAGGGCATGCTCGCCAACAAAATTATAAAATCTTAATAAACGAACAGATTAAAGCAGCGCCAATCATTGATGTAATATTAAGAGATCCGTTGCCTAGGTATATCTCAGGTACCCAAACTTTCGTACACGATATTAAAAAAGAAAACCCAACATTGGATGTAGATACTATATTATATTTTGCAGAGAATTATCTATTCCTTAATAGACACTATGCCCCACAACTTAGTTGGTTAATAAATTTATCTCGATATGCAGATGCAAAATTAAGATTACATAACATGGATACATTGTCAACATTTACCCCATTGTCTTGGACTCCTCCCAAGGATATTCAATTTGATCAAACGGTATTAGACAGACTAAGTAACAACATACATAATGAAATGTATTTGCGATTAGATAATTTATTATTACAATTAATTGGCCAGGAATTAACCTTTAAAGAAATATTGGCGTATCTTAAACAACAAGACCCCCAAGCATATCAGAAACTATCATGCATTGCCCTAGACTAGAACATTTTGTCCGATTTAATCCTAACGGAACTGTTGGTTGTTGTGGCCATATGACCAACAGTCCCGGCTTTAAATCCTATGAAGAATTGCAATCTAGTAAATGGTTATCCGAAATCAAAAATGAAATGTCCCGCGATGCTTGGCCTATAGAGTGCCAGCGTTGTAAAACTACAGAAAAACTATCTAATACTAGTATCAGAATAGATAGTATCAAAAGAGATCATGCGTTTAAAAATTTACGCAAAGATTACTTAATAGTTGGTGGGGTGTTGGATAACGTATGTAATAGTGGATGTCTGACTTGCAGTGCAGAACATAGTACAAAAATTGGCAGTCTGACTAGTAAAAAATATATTAAAATCAACAACACTGACAGATTTTGGTCATTGCCACAAGACCGTATTGTTCATTTAGACATCAATGGCGGCGAACCTAGCCATAGTAAGAATTATAAGTATATACTAGCAAACCTGCCTAAAAATGTAAAATCTATCAGACTTAATACAAACTGTACTACAGTATTAGAAGAATTATTACCGTTATCTGAAAGTGGAATTCATGTGACTGTAACAGTTAGTTTAGACGGTATAGGTGCAGTGCATGACTTTGTACGTTGGCCAATTACATGGGATAAGTTTTATAAAAATTTAATGGTTTATAAAAATATGCCGGTGAAATTAAACCTATGGACTACAGTTAGCGTGTTAAACATAGATGATTTACTAAATATCATATCATTTGCCCAAGAGCACGGCATAGATCACAGCTATGCTTATTTAACAACACCATCTGAATTAGCAGTCGAAAATAAAGATACACCAGCATCGTTAGCATACATACTAGAACAAAAACGCTTAAGAGGTATGGAATGAAGATAGCTATCACAGGTCACAGTGCAGGAATTGGGCAAGCACTAACAAAAATCTATACAGAACAAGGTAACGAAGTTGTTGGACTTAGTCGTCGCAACGGATATAATATTCGCAGTTTACCTAAAGTCGTAGGCATGATAGAACCCTGTGATATGTTTATTAATAATGCACAGGTAGGATTCGCTCAAACAGAATTATTTTGGGAAGTATGGAATCGTTGGAGAGGACAAGAAAAAACTATCATCAACATCAGCACACAGATGACCGACAATAGCGTAGCCCCTAAGGAAGAATGGGATCAATATATAATACAAAAAAAAGCATTAGAGTTGGCACATATACAATGCCAAGAACGATCACCACTGCCAAAATTAATATTAATTAAACCTGGATCAATAGCTACTCAACCTGGTCAACAACCTCCAGAATATCAAGATGTTAATGGGTATGCACAGGAAACTATAGAGTATATCAATGGACAGTAAGGAATATCTAACTAACAAAAAGTTTTGTCCTATTCCGTGGACAGGCTTCATGTACAATTCAAATGGGGATGTCCTTAACTGCATTCGTAGCCAACGCCCAATTGGTAATCTTAAAGACTATTCGATATTTAATATACTAAAAACGAATACAGAAACTAAACAGAATATGCTTGATCATAAAGATGGATTAGGCTGTCATGTTTGTTATGACCTCGAAGGTGATAAAAAAGGGTATGACATGATCAGTGATCGCATATTCTATCTAAAAGAATTAAAATCAGTTGATAAGGCATTATATGATAGAGTCGATAACTTTAATCTACATACGATAGATATACGATGGAGTAATGTCTGCAACCATGCATGTGTTTATTGTTCATCTGAGTATTCAAGTAAATGGGCAACTGAACTTAACATCATAACTGAAGACCCTCCAATGGAAAGAGTTGCAGAGCTTAAACAATTAATATTTGATAATGCACATCAACTTAAACATGTGTATATGGCAGGCGGTGAACCGTTATTAATGAAAGAAAATCTAGAACTATTAGAGATATTACAACAAAAAAATCCACAGGTTAATCTTAGGATAAACACTAATTTAAGCAAGACCGGCACACGAGTATTTGAAAAGATATGCGAATTCCCCAATGTGCATTGGACTGTAAGTGTTGATGAAATGGGGGAAGAATTTGAATATGTAAGATATGGTGGTAAATGGGCGGACTTTTTGGATAACTTAAATCAAATTAGGAAATTTAATCATAAGATAACATTTAATATGTTACATCATTTATTAAACTATCGGTCATTATTTGATACTGTTAAATTTTTTAAAGAGTTAGATTTCCACAATAATAGTTTTGTTATAGGAGCATTATTACAACCAGATTATCTAAACATTAGACATTTACCAAATACTATGCTACAATCAGTAGAGCAAGAACTACAAGACTGGATTAGTCAAAAGCCAGGCTTTTTACTTGAAAACGGTCTGAGAAATGTGTTACAATATATAAAAACACCCGTAGAAAAGAATATCGAATACTGTTTAGCAGAGATAGCAAAGATGGACCAAAGACGCAACATTAACAGCAGGGCAGTATTCACAGAATTATACAATTTAATAGAGGGCAAATAAACATGGCAAAACCATTTGATATATCAAAATTCAGAAAGTCAATTACCAAAAGCATCGAAGGCTTGGGTATTGGCTTTAACGATCCAACTGACTGGATCAGCACCGGCAACTACACACTAAACTACCTATTAAGCGGAGACTTTAACAAAGGTATCCCGATGGGCAAGGTGACTGTGTTTGCAGGAGAGTCAGGTGCAGGTAAAAGTTTTATCTGTTCAGGTAATATTGTTAGACACGCACAAGAACAAGGCATTTATGTAATCTTGATCGATACAGAAAACGCACTTGATGAAGCATGGTTACACGCACTAGGTGTAGATACCACAGAAGACAAATTACTAAAACTTAACATGGCTATGATTGATGATGTGGCTAAAGTTATCAGTGACTTTGTTAAAGAGTATCGCACACTACCAGAAGAAGATCGTCCTAAAGTATTGTTTGTATTAGATAGCTTAGGTATGATGCTAACTCCAACAGATGTTAACCAGTTTGAAGCAGGTGAGATGAAAGGTGATATGGGTCGTAAACCTAAAGCACTTACCGCACTTGTTCGTAACTGCGTGAACATGTTTGGTACATTGAATCTTGGATTAGTTTGTACTAACCATACATACGCTAGTCAGGACATGTTTGACCCAGATGATAAGATTTCGGGTGGTCAAGGCTTTATCTACGCTTCAAGTATCGTTGTTGCCATGCGTAAACTTAAACTTAAAACAGACGCTGACGGCAATAAGACTACAACCGTCAACGGTATACGTGCCGCTTGTAAGATTATGAAAACCCGTTACGCCAAGCCTTTTGAAAGTGTACAGGTTGAAATTCCTTATGAAACAGGTATGAGTCCATATAGCGGCTTAACAGACATGTTGGAAGCTAAGAGCTTGTTGGCTAAAGAAGGTAACAGTTTAGTTTACACCTTTGCTAATAAAACAACTATTAAACAATTCCGCAAAGCATGGGAACGCAATGAAGATGGTTGTTTAGATAAAGTGATGAAAGAATTATCATCTAATGTTAACTTGCTAAGTACTGAATCAAAAGTAGTTGAAGAAACAGAAGAGGAGATAGCAGAATGAGCATTGAATTAGATATTGCTAGTGAAGTTTGGCTTACTTGTAAAGAGTATATTGGTCCTAAGGATCGCCAGGCAGCTGCAGATCACGTGATCAGTGTTGCGGCCGACCACAACATCACTGAGAGTGAGCTTAAAATCTTTGGCGGAACTGATGCTTATCTAGGTCGTGCTGTTAAAGAATATCTCGGCGACGAGGAAGATCAAGCGATCGCTGATGAAGAAGACGACGGTGATGATTATTAATGTCTGATAAGTATTTTCCTATTAGGACTGATACGTCATGTCAATTGAAATGGGCATTTTCAAAAGTCTTATTAAATCATGGGCTGACATCTAGTTGTCATAGAGTTAAAAATCATAAATTTGATATTGATACATTCAATTTTCATAATACCCCTGAAAAAATAGATCAACGAAAGACTATGTTAGATGGTCTTTGGCCGCAAGATGGATGCGATCAATATTGCGGCAAAATAGAAAGAACAGGACAAGGGCAAAGTGATCGGCAATTTTCTCTTCATGTTCCTAACTTAACACCAGTAGAGTTAGACTCTGATCCGTTCGCTACTAATATAACCCCTACAATTTTAGAAGTTTATGTTGACAATACTTGCAATTTAAGTTGTGTATATTGTATACCAGAATTAAGTTCTCGTATACATAATGAATTGAAAAAATTTGGACCTTTTAGTAAAAACGGGTTAGTCTTAGAAACTAATCATAATCAGATTAGTAATTATGATGAGATACAAGAAAAATTTTGGCAATGGTTAAAAATCAACGGATCAAATCTAAAAAGGCTACAATTATTAGGAGGTGAACCCTTCTATCAAACGCAGTTCGATATGTTTTTAGAATTTTTTGAAAATAATCCCTGTCCTAATTTAGAGTTTAATATAGTTACTAATTTAATGATATCCAATGACAAGTTAAAAGGATATATAGATCAGATTAAAAAACTAATTGCAACTAAAAAAATTAAAAGGTTGGATGTCACAGCCAGTATCGACTGTTGGGGACCACAACAGGAGTTTGTTCGATATGGTATCGATCTCAAACAGTGGCAAGAAAATTTTGAATATCTATTAGATCAACCTTGGATAATCTTAAATATTAATAATACTATTTCTGTATTAACAATAAAAACATTACCGGAATTGTTGGTTCTTTTGTCACAGTGGAATAAAAAAAGATCAGTTGGGCATCATTTTACTCAACTAGTTGACCCTAGTTATATGGCTTTAGAGATATTAGGGTCCGAAGAGTTCCGAGAAGATTTTTTAGAAATTTCAAAATTGATGGAATCAGAGTCTTGGCAAGCTAGCCAAGCAAAAATGTATATGACGGGAATAATTGCAACTATCCGAAATTCAGTATATAATAAAGACGAAACAATAAAATTATTGACATTTTTAGATGAAATGGATCGCCGTCGAAAAACCAATTGGCGTGAACTTTTTCCGTGGTTAATTAAATATGAGGCATTATGTGGTATTCAAAAGTAGTAGCTAGTCTTAATTCGATCCCTGATTTCATACAACACTATGAACAGGAATTAGAAGAAGCACGACGAGAAGTTGCTGTCTATGGTAACATAGAGAAAAATCTCGCTGGCCTGCCCGGTATAACTGAGCGTCGCTTTAATCAACTACAAGAGGTTGAAGCGGTGCTCAATTA